GGCGGAGGGCGGTGCGGATAACCGCCGGCTCCGACCCCGGCCCCCCGGTGAGGGCGCCCCCCTCGCTCATAAGGATCTTGTCGGCTCCTAAGGCCGAGCGCTTTCAGGGTTTCGTTCAGCGTGGGCGCCAGCAGGTTGCGCAGTGGGCGTGGTCGGGGTCGTCGAGGTTGTACTGCTTCCAGGGGTGGGTGCAGTGGGGGTGGCGGAGTCGCCGGTAGAGGGTGATGGCTCGGACTCGGATGTTCATGGCGTGCTCCGTTCGCTTCCGGGCTTCTTGTGGGCAACCGACCGGAGGGAGGGCGGCAGCCGCCCGAGCGACGGCGGCTTGTCGGGGTGGTAGGTCGGGGCGTTACCTGCTCGGTTGCTCCGGGTTCTTCGGCGACATGGTTTTCTGAAGAGTGGCAGTGGGGTTCCAGAAGGCGTTTCGGCGCCTCCTGGCGAGCGTTGACCCCTGTGACCAGGGGGTTAGCGTCTGACGAATGTGCCGTCGGTTCCGCCGCCGGCGCGGCTGTTGATCTCGTCCCAGGTGCGGGGTTGGCGGGCGGCTTTGGCGTCGATGCGGTCGAGCTGTTTGGCCGTGTAGGCGGGCTGCTCTTCGACGGTGCCGTCGGCGTGCCGGATCGTGACCGGGCTGGCGGTTCGCCTGCCTCTGTGTCTCGGGGCTCCGGGCCGGTCCAAGGCCATCGCCGGCGATGTGTAGCACCGGTTGGGGGGTCTACGCAACGGCTGGTTGTCAGAAATCTCGTTTCGTGGCACGATGGCGCTGCTGCCGCTACTCGGTCCAAGGTCTGCGGCGGCCGGATCGCCCCTCTTTCGGGGTTGGTCCGCGTCCGTGGTGTGCTGGGGTGTGCCGAAGTGTCCTGGTAGGCGGGTTATTGCGATCGGACGCGTGCCTTCGCTACAACTCGCTACATGGTGTCGAGGCGTAGGTCGTGGCAGGATCGGGACCCGGATGACCGCTTGATGTCAGTCAACGAGGTCGCCGTGCTGTACGGGGTGCATCGGGCGTTCGTGTACCGGATGCACCGCTCGGGGGAGATCCCTTACCAGTTCGTCGGGGCGCATCGGCGGATGTGGCGCTCGGACGTGATGCGCTTTCTTGACAGGCGGGACACGTGGTGATCGGGCCGTACCCGGCTTGGTGGGCGTCGAGGTAGGCGGCGAGCACGAACGGCCACGCTTCGGGCTTGCGGATGTCGCGGCCGCAGATGGTGTGGAGGTCGCTACTGCGGGCGATCAGGTGGAGCGGGGGCGCATCGGGCCGGTCAGGCCGGCGTCCATCGTCACCAGGCCCGGCGGGATGAGGAGCTGCTCGGCTGGTGTCGTCGGGACCCGCAGGTGGGTCACGGCGAGGTTGCCTTCGCCGGCGGGGAGCCACCATTCGATGTCACCGCCGACGCCGGCGAGCAAGTCGATGGCGATGCGTTCGCAGCGTTCGGGGGCGATGAGGAAGTCGCCGGTGCGTTGCAGGCTGGTGGAGACGTGCCACACGGGCTCGCCGTCGTTGAGGCGTGCTCAACGGTCGACGGCGAGGATGGTCGTCGACCAGGTCTGTCCGCCGAGGTCGCGGGTGCGTCGGCAGGTGGCGATGCGGTCCATGTGGTACTCGTCGAGTGGGTGGGTGAGGGCGTAGTGCTGGCGTTTGTCCATCAGTGTCCTCTCGTTCGGTGCAGGGTGCGGCGCATCTCGGCGCGGTCGTGTTCGATCTCGCGCCGGCGGCGGACCCGGTCGGCGTCCCGCCACCATTCGAGGGCGACGTCCAAGATGAGGGTGCCGGCGAGGATGATGAGGGTCAGCTCGATCACAGGTCGAGCCCCACCTTGGGCGCGAGGGCGACGAGGGCATCCCAGTGTTCGCGTGCCAGTGGTGGGGCCTGGTCCATGCCGCCGTGCATGTCGATCCTCACGGCCAGGTCCGCGATCGCCGCCGCCACGCAGTCGCGCAGCACGGCCATCTCGCCGGAATCGAACAGCGGAACGATTCGATCTTCAGGCATCGTGCAGCTCCGTTCCCGCCCACGGCGACCACGGACCGGACGGCGTCAGCATGGCGACGCACCCGTCGCACAGAGCGACGGCTTCGTCGTCCTCGCACAGTCGGACGGTCGCGCCCGGTTCGTCGCAGCACTCACACCGGGAATCGAACAGCGGTTCATTTCCCAAGGGCGGTGACCTCTCGCATGGCGTCAGCGATCGCATCGAGCGCGGGCATGACGGACTCGGGGACATGGACGGTTCCGTCGGGCAGGGCAGCATCCACGATCAGATCGTGAGCGCGTGACAGCACCTTGCGGATGGCGGTCACCGTGTCGGAATCGAACAGCGGTTCAACATCGCGCTCAGGCATTCGTCGCCTCGTAGCTGTAGACGATGGTCCGCTTCGTGATGCTGTCCACGAACGGGATCGACGGTGGCGGGATGATGTCGACCTCGCGCCACGGAACCTCGATGACGATGGTCGTCCCGTTGTCGGCGCGATAGGTGATCCGCGAACGGGAATCGAACAGCGGTTCGTCAGCCATCGCTGCGCCTCTCGATCTCGTCGGCCAGCAGCGCGGCGATGAGTGCGATGTCGGCCAACATCCAGTACCGGTCGTCGCCTCGGTCGGCGTGGAGCTTGACCTGACGTTCCAGCTCGCTGGCCTTGGCCCGGAGTAGGCGCACGGCGCGGGTATCGGACAGCGGTTCGTCAGGGCTACTCGTCATCGTGGACCGTCCATTCCTCGGGCGGTGGCGGCACCACGACGGTGATGGCGACGCCCTTCGGCGTCCTTACGGTGATGCGGTTGGTGTAGCCCGTGCCCTCGTCGTTGACGACGAGCGACACGTCGAGCCCGTGCTTGGACGCGATGCCCGCGACCCACCCGACGTAGAGCGCGTGGCGGTCGCTGATGAACAGCGGTTCCATTCGTCATCCCCTCATCACGCGGTCAAGGATGTCGCGCACGCGTTCCACGTCGTCGCGCTCGCCCGGTTCGTCAGCAACGGCAAGGCGTAACCAGTCGAGCACGTCGTCGCATGTCGCCCACTGAGCTTCGGTGGGGGAATCGAACAGCGGTTCAGCGTTCTCACCCATCCCATGCCTTCCCGCATCGTGGGCAGTGGTGCGGGCCGCGGTGGCCGCGCTCGCGGTCGCAAGTGTGCGTGCCGCGCGAGTCAGCGCCTGGCGGACCGTCGTAGTAGTCGGGGCAGCGCGACCAGGAATCGAACAGCGGATCAGGGTTCTGCTCAGGTGACATCGGACCACCGGTCGGGCTGTGGCGCGGGTGGGCCGGTGTAGTGCCAGTGATCGACCGCGGGGTACGGGTCGCGGTAGGCGTAGGCGACCGGGCACTCGGGATCGGTGCAGCGCTCGTAGTGCAGGGAATCGAACAGCGGTTCGTCAGCCATTGGCGTACCACGCGATCAGCTCATCGACGGCGGCGCGCACGGCGTCGAGTCCGTAGTCGTCCACGAGGTACTCCACCGCGATGACCAGCTCTCGGGGCGGGCCGTCCTCGCTGATGGACAGCGGTTTGTTAGCCACGCTCGGACCTCGCTGCAAGGAGGGCGCGCAGGATCGGGACGAGGCGTGCCCACTCGACGGTCCAGTTAGGGAACGCAGCGTCGTCGCTATCGAACAGCGGTTCGTCAGCCTTCTCCATCGGCGGCCTCCATCTCGGCGAAGATCTCGGCCAGCTCGGTCTGGTACCCGGCGAACGTGCGGTCCAGGAAGGTGTGGATGGCGGCGATCTCGCGGCGGAGCAGATCGAGCATGGCGTCGGGCGCGACGAGGTCTAGGTCGTGGTCGTCCATGTGTGGGTTCTCCCTCCACAGGCGGATCAAGGGGGCACCGTCCATGCGGTGTCCTCGGGCGGTCGATCGCTGGTGCCCGGCGGGGTCTGGACCGGGATGTGGCTCTTGGCGAGGTCCCCCAACTGCCCGCCGGTGTTGTCACCCACCACCACGGCGCAGAATAGCCGCCACAACCAGCAACGCAAGACGCGACCTATGCGCTGGGGTTGCGGTCGGCACCGCCTGGTTGCATCGTTGTACCGGCACTGAGGGTTTCGAAACGGTGGCTGAGGCGGCTGTGCTGCTCGAACAGCTCGGCGATGTCCTCGACCAGGCCAGATACTTCCCGGCGCAACGACCGTAGCTCGCGCTCGATGTCGTCGAAGCGGTCCTCCGAGATCACGTCAAGTGGTCCCAGCAGGCGTGGCACAAGAAGGCCATCGGGTGGCCGTCGACCTCCATCGGCATCCCGTAGTGGCCGCAGACGGCGCGGACCCCGCCGTTCTTCGCGGCCAGGCGGTCGCGCTCGTTCGGCTTGAAGATGTCGGCCAGCAGGTGGGCCATCGGCGGCCGGCCGTGGGAGCGGAGCAGGACCCACGGTCGATCCAGGCGGATCTCGTCGGGGCGGGGCTTGCGTTGGCGGAGACGTCGCTCGGGGCCGTACGGGGAGGCGTCGAAGAGGGTCACTGGCCGGCGGCCTTGCCCTCAAGGCGGCACGCCGCGTGCCAGTCGAGGACTTCCTCGCGGTCGTAGCGGATCGCCGAGTTCATCCGGTACACCGGCGGGCCGACGCCGCGGTGGCGCCACGAGCGGATCGTGAAGACGGAGATGCCGAGGAGGGAGGCGACCTCCTTGCTGGTGATCCAGTCGCGTCCCTGGCGTCCGCTGCGCACGTCGTGTGTCTCCATTCTCGCCATGCTGCTGCCGATCGTTGCATCCCGTCAACCCCTCGTGTCATCGTGCGTACCGATGGAGACCACCGACCTGCTCGACGCGGTCTCCTCGCTCACCGACGAAGACATCGACCGGATGCCGCCCGAGCAGTACGCGGCGATCGTCACCGCCGCGGACGCCGCGCTGACCCTGCGGACGCCGGCCGACTATGCGGCGCGCCTGTCACGGGGTCTCTGGCAGCCCTACCGGCACCTGGTCGAGACGTCCGACGCCATCGTCGGGATGGTCGAGCGGGATGAATGCGACTGCCTGATCGTCGAAGAGCCCGTCCGTCACGGCAAGACCGAGCTGTGCAGCCGGTGGACGCCGGCGTGGTTCATCACCAAGCATCGCCGGCGGGTGCTGCTCGCCTCCTACGAGGCCGACTTCGCCGCCACCCACGGCCGGCGGGCCCGCGAGATCGTCGCCGAGCACGGGCCCCGGTTCGGGGTGCAGATCGACCAGACGTCGCGGGCGTCGCACCGCTGGGACCTGATCGGCGAAGACGGCGGGATGGGCACCGCCGGCGCCGGCGGACCGATCATCGGCAAAGGCGGCCACCTGATGATCGTCGACGACCCGATCAAGAACGTCGAAGAGGCGCAGTCGCCGGTCATGCGTGATCACCTGTGGGAATGGTGGCAGTCGGTCTTTCTGACCCGGCGCGAGCCCGGCGGCAAGGTCATCGTCATCATGTCCCGCTGGCATGAAGATGACCTGATCGCCCGCCTCGTCGCCGCCGAAACCGGCATGAGGATCAAGCGTCTGCGGATGCCGGCGATCGCCGAAGACGACGACTCGCTGGGCCGGGCGCCGGGGCGGGCGCTGTGCCCCGAGCGGTTCGACGAGGTAGCACTCGCCGGCATCCGCACCGACGTCGGGCCGACGGCCTGGGCGGCGATGTACCAGCAGCGGCCCATCCCCGTCGGTGGCGGCATGTTCCGCAAAGGGTCGTTCCGCTACTGGTCGGCGCAGACCAAGGACGACGAGACCTTCTACACGCTGGACGACCACGTCGTCGACGACCGGGAATGCTGGCGGTTCGCCACGATGGACCCGGCGTTCAGCCATTCCAAGCGCTCCGACTACACGGTGTGCGCCGTGTGGGCGGTCGCCCCCACCGACCCGCACGCGCTGCTGCTACTCGACCTCCGGCGCGTGCGGGTCGAGCACGCCGAGCACGCCCCGCTGATCCAGTCGATGTGGGACCAGTGGCGCCCGGCGTGGGTCGGCATCGAGAAGCAGATGGCGACGCTGTCGCTGTGGTCCGACGTGCAGCGCCGCGGAGTCGTGGTGCGCTGGTTGACGCCGGACAAGAACAAGATCGCCCGCGCCGAGACGGCGGAGGCCATCGTCGACGCCGGGCGGGTGTACCTGCCGCGCAACGCGTCGTGGCTGCCCGAGTTCCTCGACGAGGTCGTCAGCTTCCCGGTCGCCGCCCACGACGACCAGGTCGACGTTCTCGCCTACGCCGCGGCCGAGCTGGCCAAGCGGACCGTGCACCCCCGCAAGGTGCGCAGCGAACCCGAAACCCTGTCGGATCGGGCGTGGGAACAGCTCCGCAAACGCGACCGCCGACATCGCTACCACCCCGTGCTCGGAAGGATGTGACATGACCGACGAAATGCTTGCTGAGGAAGAGACGGAGAACGTCGAAGAGGAAGACACGACCGAGCTGGACCTGTGGACGTGGGGTCTGTCGGGTCAGCCGGCGACGTGGGCGCTGTCCTCGTGGACGTCGCTCGTGCAGCTCATCCGGGCCGTCAACCTCGGGCGGGCCGATCCGTCATCGGTGCAGGACGCGCTCGACGCGGCGTTCCCCGACGGCGGGTACCAGGCCGCCAACGTGTGCCTGGCCCACGTGCCGAGCGGCGAGTTCGCCTTCGGCGCCGGGACGAGCGACGACCCCGACGTCGACCCCGACCTGGTGGTGCGCTTCGACCTGGCCGGCGACGAAGATCTGATGCTGCCCGACGAGCAGGTGCGGTGGGACTTCGGTGACGGCGAGTACGTCTACGACGCCGGCGGGATCGACCACGTCTACGCCGAGGCCGGCACCTACGACCCGCGGCTCACCGTGATGGTCGCCGGCACCGCCTTCACGTCGATGCAGACGGTCGATGTCGGCAACGTCGCCGAGCCGACGGAGGACGAGCCGCTCAACCCTGGGGATCGGGCGCGGCCGGCGACGGTGTTCGAGTCGGAGACCGACGCCCTGCCCAACAACAACGCGCCCGTGACCGCCGAACCCGTCGCCGACGAATCCGACGGGGAGTATGACCCCGGTGTCCACACCGTCGACGAGGTACTCGCCTACGTCGCCGAGCATCCCGACGAGTCCGACGCCGTCTACGCCGCCGAATCGGCCGGCAAGGGACGGGTCACGATCCTCGACAAGCTCTGATGCTGGCCCGGCCCGCCTACCCCGTCGACACCGTCACCGGGTGCTGCTTCATCACGCAGCGTCATGAACTGGCACCCGGTGAACAGGTCTGCGACCTAGAGATCTACGTCGACGCGCTGCCGCCGTTCGGGCGTCTCGTGGTCTCGCCGGCGGGGGTGCGGCTGATGGCCAATTGCATCGGCATCGAGATCCCTGATCGCGACGTCGTCGCGGAGAACCACGAGTTGAAGGTCTCCAACCGGGAGTTGCAGCTAGAGAACGAGCGGCTGCGGCGGGCGTTCGTGCAGGTCGTCGACGCCGCCCGGCTGGCGCAGGTCGCCGAATCGGCGGAGCTGGCCGAGCTACTGCTTGAGGAAGCAACATGATCGCGGCAGTCATCGCGCTCGCGGCTGTGGCTGTCGTGCTCGCCGGTGTGCTGGTCGTGCTTGTGCGTCAGCAAGGAGCGGAACGGCGCGAGTGGGCAAGTGAGCGGCGCACCCTCGTCGACCGCGCGATCGCCCGGCACACCGGCGAGATCCTCGCCTTGGATCGCGACCAGAACCGGCCGCCGCGAGATGAACACGAACGCCCGGTCGCGGTCGGGCTGTAGGGGGCATCATGATCATCGCCGACATCGCCACCGGCAAGACGGGCTTCGCCGACGTCATGTTCCTGGTGGCGTTCATCCTGTTCCTGCTCGCCGGGCTGTCGGTGTTCCGCCCGGCGCACGAGACGGGGCCGCGGGTGGTGCTGTGGACGCCGATCGTCTGCCTCGGTCTCGCCGCTCTCGCCCTCGGATGGTTGGTGCTCTGACATGCCGGGCCCGCAGGTGAAGCGCTGGGACATCTTCGAGGCCGTCCGCAAGCGGGGCGCGTCGAAGGAGATGGCGGCCAAGATCGCCAACGCGCGGGCCAAGGCCAAGCCGACGTCGATCCGCAAGGCGATGGCCAAGTGAGCGCCCGCCGGTTCGAGCTGCATCGGGACGTCGATGAGACCGGCGTGTCCGGTACCGGGGTTGTCGCCGAAGGGATCGAGTTCACCGATGGGGTGGTCTGCCTCCACTGGCAGTCCGAGTGGCCCTCATCGGTCGTCCACTACGACCGTGGCATGGCGTCGGTCGAGCACGTTCACGGCCACAACGGCTCGACCCGCATCGTGTTCCTGGACGGTGATCCGCGTGTCTGACGTCTACTCCCAGCCGATCGCCCGCGACGACAAGCCGCTGACGCCGGCGGTGATCCGGGAGAAGTGGGACAACTCGCTGCGGTCGACGAGGACGGAGCGCGAGCAGGCGGCCGTCAACGCCATGTTCCTGCGCAACAAGCACTGGATCTACTGGAACCGTGCCTCCGGGCGGCTCGAAGAGCTGCCGCGTGAGCCGACGCGGGTCCGGGCGACCGTCCCCCGAGTCGGCCCGGATTCGCGTCGCATCATCGCCAAGCTGATGCGTCGGGCGCTCGTCTTCGATGTCATCCCGACGTCGCCCGACGACGCCGCGATCCAAGCGGCGCGCATCGCCGAGGCGGCGCTCGTGCAGGCGCAGCGCAAGCAGTCGTGGGAAGTGCTGCGCCTCGAACACGCCCAGTTGGTGTGGGAAGCCGGGATCGCCGGGCTGTGCGTCGAATGGGACCAGCGGGTCGGGGCGCCGATCGGGATGGATGCGCAGGGGCGGCCGGTCGGCACCGGTGACTGTCGGCTCTCGACGGTGTCCATCCACGAGATCGCGTGCGAGCCCGGCACCCGCGACTTGGAACGGGCGCAGTGGTGGATCAAAGGCATCGCCATGCCGCCGGCCGAGGTCAAGGAGCTGTACGGGCTGGCCAAAGAACCGAAGGCCGACGCCCGCGCCATCGACACGGTGTGGCGGGTGACCGACGGCGAGACGTGGCGCAACGTGCCGCTGTCGATGGTGCTCACCTACTACGAGCGTCCGTCGCTGACCGGCCGGCCCGGTGGCGTCCTGACGGTGGTCGACGGCGAGTTCGTCGACGGTGGGATGTGGCCGTTCCCGTGGAACGACCGGCTCAACATCAGCATCGGGCGGGTCGAGCCGATCCACGGGCGCTGGTACGGGCACACCCCGGTCTCTGACGCGGTCGGTGTGCAGGCCCTCCTCAACGCGTCGTGGTCGTCGATCGTCGAGCACTTGAAGCTCGCCGGCAACGCCCGGTGCTGGGTGCCGACCGGGGCGATCGAAGACATGGAGGATCTCACCGACACGCCCGGCGAGTTCATCGAGTACAACCCGATCAACGGCCAGAAGCCCAACTGGGATGCGCCGCCGGCGATGCCGGACTGGTGGATTCGTCAGCCCGAGATGCTCGGCGCGGCGATGGACGACATCCTGGGCGTGCACGACGTCAGCCGTGGCGAGTCGCCGTCGGGCATCGAGTCGGGCATCGCCCTGTCGATCCTGTCGGAGAACGACGACACCCCCGTCGGCGCCCTGGCCAAGACGCTCGGCGAGTGCTGGGGGCGGGCCGCGTCGATGGTGCTCAAGCTGTACGAGGCCAACGTGCAAGAGACCCGCGCCTCGACGATCTACGTCAACGAGATTCCCGAAGCCGTCCAATGGTCGGGCGGTGACCTCGGCGGTCAGACGGAGGCCACGGTGCCGCTCGACGCCGTACTGCCCCGGAGTCGGGCGGCGCAGGCCGCCTACGCCATGCAGCTCTACGACCGGGGGATCATCAAGACGCCGTACGAGCTGGCCAAGGTCGCCGACCTGCCCGACCAAGACGACTTGCTGTCGGGGATCGACCCGGACACGGCGCGGGCGCAGCGGGAGAACCGGTGGCTGGCCATCGGCACGCCGCGCACCGTCGACATCATCGACGACCACCAGAACCACTTGAAGGTGCATCGGGACTTCCAGCGCTCCGACCGCTGGGACTACCTCGACCCGCAGACGCAGATGCTCATGCGCAAGCACTGCGAGGCGCACGAGATGTACGCCGCCGGCGCAGCGGCCGAACAGGTCCAGGCGCTCGGCGTGTCCCCGCTCGCCGCGATGCTGCCCTCGACCGGGACCAAGCCGTTGCCGACGCAAGATCTTGCCGGGGCGCAGGCGGCCGGGCTGATGGTGCCGCGCACGGCGACGTCGCCGATGGGTCCGGCCGGTCCGGCGTCGCCCGGCCAGATGCTCGGCCAGGAAGGGTCGCTTCCCCCGGAAGTCGAAGCACAGATCAACGCCGTCGGCCTCGGGGCCGGGGGAGGACCACCGCCTCCACCGCCCGGCGGCCCACCCCTCGGCCCCCCGCCAGGCCCACCGCCTGAGGGGCCGGAAGCCGCACCGCCAGGGAGCGTCCAATGAGCGACAACGGGCTCACCACCGACAGCGCGCCGACCTTCAATTCGCAGCCGGAGCCCGCACCGGCGGCGACCCCGCCGGCTACCGCCCAGCCGGCGGGAGCGCCCGACGATCCGTTGGCTCCGCCGCCCGACGACCAGGCCGTCTTCACCCGCGGCTACGTCGACCGCATCCGCACCGAGGCAGCCAAGTACCGCGACCAGGCCAAGCAGTACACCGACGTCTACGGCGACTACGAGCCCGAAGATGTAGAGGCGTGGTTCGACCTGGCGCGGGCCTGGCGGCAGGACCCGATGATGTCGGCGGCGATGATGCGCGAGGTCGCCAACTCGATGCTCGGCCCCGAGACCCCGGCGGCGCCGCCGGCCGAGACGCTGCCGCCGCCGACGCTCGACGACGCCGTCAAGGAGATCCAGGGTCAGCTCTCGCCGGACCAGGTCCAGACGATGATCAACGAGACGCTCGGGGCCCGCGAGCGGTCCGCTGCCGAGCAGCGCGCCATCAACGAGATCTACGCCGAGGTCCGCGCCGCCGGCTATGACCCGGAGGGCGACGGGTTCCAGATCCTCTACGACGCCAACCACTACACGGGCGGGGACATCCCGAAGGCGATCGAGATGCAGAGGGCCCGTGAACAGAAGATCATCGACGACTACGTCGCCGGGCGCGCCTCGGGCGTCCGGCCCATGCCGTCACCGATCGGTGGGATGGCCGGCCAGGCCGCGCCGCCGCTGATCGCCAACATCGAGGACGCCAAGAAGGCGACCGACGCCTTCCTCAAGGAGCGCCGAACCGCCACCTAGGAGTCCCGCCGGCGGGTGCAGAGCCAGATGCACGGCCCGCCGGATCATCGAGGGCGCAGAGCCAGATGCACGGCCCACCCCATCCGCGCAGAGCCCGATGCACGGCGGATCAACCCCAATTGATCTACCCGCAAGGAGACACCAGTGGCTGCTGATCCACTGACCCGTTCCACCGCGGATGCCGTGCTCAAGGAGTTCTACCTCCCTGGCATCCGCTCCATCCTCAACAGCGAAGTCTTCATGCTCACGCAGGTCGAGAGCAACAGTGAGGACATCGAAGGCCGGCGCGCTGTGCTGGCCATCAATACCGGCCGCAACACCGGCATCGGCGCCCGCGCCGAGATGGGCGTCCTGCCCGACGCCGGCCACCAGGGTTACAGCGAGGAGAGGGTCACCCTCAAGTACAACTACGGGCGCATCCAGCTCTCGGGGCCGGTCATCCGGTCGATGGGGTCGGACCGTGGTTCGTTCACGAGGGCGATCACGTCGGAGACGCAGGGCGTCACCCGCGACCTGCGCAACGACGTCAACCGCCAGCTCTACAGCGACGGCACCGGCAAGATCGCCACGCTCGCCGCCGCCGCCTCCGGCAACACCGGGACGTTGCAGACGCCGACGAACACGCAGAAGCGCCAGCTCCAAGTCGGCATGTTCATCGACATCGGCACCGGCGCCAACCCGACGGCGACCGCGTCGGCCCGCAAGATCACGTCGGTCAACACGACTGCCGGCACCTTCGTGTTCGACGGCGCAGCCGTGGCGATCACGGCCGGTGACGTCGTGACGATCGCCGGGTCGGGCGGCACCGGCGCAGCGCAGAAGGAGATCACCGGCCTCACCAAGCAGGTCGCGGCGACCGGTGCGCTGTGGAACATCGACCCGGCCAACGTTCCCGGCTGGGCGAGCTACGTCGACGATCCCGGTTCCGGTCGGGCCGTCACCGAGAGCATGTTCCTCAAGGCTGCCCAAGAGGTCAACATCAACTCGGGCGAGGAGATCAACCTGTGGGTGACGACCGCCGGCGTGCAGCGGGCCTACGCCGCGCTGCTCACGTCGCTGCGGCGGTTCAACACGCCCGTCGAGCTGCACGGCGGTTACCGGGCCCTCGACATGAGCAACACGAACCAGGGCTCCACCGGCTCCAACACCGTGTCGATGATGTTCGACAAGGACTGCCCCGACTCGACGGCGTTCGGGCTCACCACCCGGCGCTTCCAGTGGTACCGGATGAGCGACTGGGAGTTCATGGAAGAGGACGGCGCGGTGCTCAACCGCGTCCCCAATACCGACGCCTACGAGTCGACGCTCTTCCTCTACGCCGAGCTGGCCACTGACGGGCGCAACGCGCACGCCAAGGTCGGGTCGCTGACGGAGGCGTGAGTCGATGGCAGACGATCGGATGCTTCGCCGGGCGGTGGTCACTGATCTGGCAAGGTCGGTCGCCCGTCAACGCCAGGCGGGGCGTCCGACGCCGCTGCGCCGGCGCGCGGGGCGGCCGACCGCCAACTACGGCCCGATCGGTCGGGGTCCGGGGAGGGGGCCGCGCATGAGGATCGGCCCGACGCCGGCCGCGTCGTTCGGCCGAGGTCCCGGCACTGGTCCGAGGATGAACCTTCCGCCGCTCACCGGTGGATCGTTCGGTGCCGGGCCCGGCACGGGCGGTCAGTTGAACCTCGGTCCCCCGCTCACCGGCGGCTCCTTCGGTGGTGGGCCCGGAACCGGTGGGCAGATCAACCTCGGTCCGCGGCCGGTCCCCATCACGCCGGCGCCGGTGCGCCGTCCCGGCTACACGAGCTTCGGCCGCGGCCGGGGCACCGGCGGGACGATGAACCTGTGGTGAGCGACGGCGGTCTCACCCACCCGGAATGGGTCAACGGCCGGCGGCTGTGGATGGACACGCCCATGCGCGACCTCATCCACCGCGTCCGGTTCGGTGACCCGGTCAAAGGCTGGGAGGGTGACGACCGCCTCGGGCTCTACTGGGACGGCCAGGACGAGCGCTTCGAACTGTGGCGGCTCGAAGACGACGAGACCTACCGCCTGGTGTGCCGATCAGGCGCCGGCGTCCCCTTCGACGAGCGTGTCATCGACGCCCTCATCGGATGGGATGGCCGGCGCCGGACGGTCCCGCTGCACGACGAGATTGTCGCCAACAACGAGAAGGTCGACGCCACCAAAGAACGGCACCGCGAGGAGTGGGTCGGCGAGGAGATCGCGCCGCGCCTGCGTCACGCGCTGAACAAGGAGCTGTGACGCGGTGATGCTGATGATGCTGCGGCGGCTGGTCCGGGCCCGGCTCGGCGTGCCCGTCGCCGATGACTTCTTCACCGACGACGTCCTCGACGACCACATCAACCTGGCGATCCAACACATCGAGTCGGAGAACCACTGGCCGTGGTCCGATGTCGTCGATCAGGTCACCATCACGCCCGACGCCGCTGACTTCCCGCTGCCCCCCGCCTACCGGGCGACCCGCTCGATCTTCGACAACGACACCGAGCTGTCGCAGGTGGCGCCGAGCGACCTGCTGACGTACACGACGGTCAAGGGGCAACTGCCGCGGGTGTGGTGCCCGATGGCCGACGTCATCGCCGTGCGCCCGGCGCCGGGCGGCGCCACCTGCCTGACGCACTACTGGTACCGCCAGCCGGCGTGGCTGTCGCGCGACATCGACGCGCCGGCGATCCCCGATCAGTTCACCGGGGCGATCATCGCCAAGGCGTCCGAGCTGATGTCGTCGCGGGAAGGGGCCGGCGCCGACACCGCCCGTCACCGCGACGAATACCAGGACTGGATCGGTCTCATGCGCCACGAGGTCCGGCGCACCACCATGCCGACGCGGGTCCGCGTGCGGCGGGGAGGCTGGATCTGAGTGCCCGACTTCACCGTTCGGTACGCCGACTTTGCGGGCGGTGACTACGGCAGCCGCGACCCGGCGCGGGCCGAGGCCAACACGTACTCGGGGACCAACGTCTACCCGTACACGTCGGGGCTGCTCGGCGTGCGGGCCGGGCTCAAGTACCTGCCGACCACCGGGCTGCCCAACCATCCGATCGTCCCCGGCCCGTTGGCGTTCTGGTCGGCCTTCGACAAGCTCGTCATCTGGCTCAACAAGGGCTACGACATCCCGCTCACCGGCGGGGCGGCGACGCCGTGGACGGCCTACCCGGACAACCCCAACCCCAACTCGCCGGTGCGGCTCGTGCTCGGCGCCGGGGTGGTCTACTCGCTGTGCAACGGCCGGCTCTACAAGCACGCCAGTCCGGCCAGCACCGTCGTCATCACGACCCCGGCGCCGTTCAGCGACATCGTGCGGTGGGGCTTCTACTTCGTCGCCGTCGACTCCAACATCCCGTGGCGGATCTGGTACTCGACCGTCGACTCGACCGGCGCCCACTACGACACGTGGGGCGCCAACGACTACCTCGACGTCGGCGGCACCGAAGCGATCACGTCGCTCAACCCGATCTTCAACACCCTCTTCGTCGGCAAGCGGTCGGGGTGGAACGCGGTCTCCGGTGTGCTCGGCACGTTGGCCAGCGTGCGCGGCATCGCGCTCGGGCTCGGGCCGATGGACCCGCGCACGACGACCGTCACCACCGATAACCGCATCCTGTACTGGCCGGCCGAGGCGCGCCCGGCGTGGTTCAACGGGGAGCGCGTGTTCCTCGACGAGGCGCAGCAGGTCGACACGCGCTCGTCGCCGTTCCCGTGCGACAGCGTGGTGGTCACCCCGACCCGCCGGCGCATGATCATGGCCAACGACATCGACACCGGGACGCAAGTCCTGTCGTGGTCAAACCAGGCGTGGAGTCGCCACCTGTTCACCAAGAAGGTGAGCGGGATCGTGCCCGGCGACGTGCTCGACGGCACCAATCTGCCGCCCGACGTCGTCTACGCGGTCGTCGCCCCGCAGACCGTCGGCGAGGTCCCGGTGATCGTCTCGTATCACCACGGGCTCGACCGTCCCGGCCACAACGACGACCAGTTCGCCTCGCCGATGGACTACGGCGTCGGCGGCCTGGTCGCCGGCACGGTCGTGCTCCCCGCCTACTACGAGCCGATCGGCCGGCAGGTGCAGGTGCGTGGCGTCATCGTGCAGTTCCGCAAGTGGCCGAGCGGGCTCGACAACTCGCGCAACCAGATCCAGCTCCGGGTCAACGCTCTCGGTCCCTACGGGCGGGGGATGCAAGAGGGCGACATCCAGTATTGGGATGAGCCCTGTGAGCGTTCGCCGGCCGGCGGTCGCGACGACTCGTGGCGGTGCAACTTCGGGGCGCAGGGCTGGGGCAACGGCTTCCAGATCGAGTTTCCCCGGATCTCGGGCATCGCCATCCGCGAGGTCGTCGTGCTGTGCAACGTGAGGACGGAGCGGACGTGAGCAACAAGATCAACCCGCTCCCGTTCCAGTACGGCCTGCGCGGCAAGAACCTGGCCGAGGACCGCGGCCAGATGCTCGCCGCCGCCCACGAGATCCGCGACCGCGAGTTGGAGGACTTCCTCGGCGTCGTGTACGACCTGGCCGGCACCGGTGTCCCCGGTCCCGAAGGTCCGCCGGGGCCGGTCGGGCCGCCCGGTGCGCAAGGTCCGCCGGGGGCCGACTCCACGGTGCCCGGACCCCAGGGTCCGCAGGGACCCAAGGGCGACACCGGTGCCACCGGCTCGCAGGGCCCGCCCGGCGCCACCGGCTCGCAGGGCCCCGCCGGCGCGCAGGGCCCCAAGGGCGACACCGGCAGCCAGGGTCCCACCGGGGCGCCCGGCGTCGTCCAGGCCGTTGTCGCCGGCACCAACGTCACCGTCGACTCGACCGATCCGACGCGGCCCATCGTGTCGTCCAGCGGTGGCAGCGGCGGTGTCCCGGCGACGCGGCGCATCAACACCACGTCGCCGCTGCTGGGTGGCGGCGATCTCAGCGCCGACCGCACCCTGTCGATCGACGCCACGGCGCTCGCCGCGCTCATCGATCGATGGGTCGACATCACCGGTGACACGATGACGGGCGATCTCAGCATGTCGGGGTCGGCGAGCGTGTTCCTCGGCAACGTGCTGCGCCAGATGATCAACCTGTGGACGACCACCTACGGCATCGGCGTGCAGACCAACCACCTGTACCAGCGCACGCCGCACAGCTTTGCCTGGCATCGCGGCGGCACCCACTCCGACACCGCGCAGGACCCCGGCGCCGGCGGCACGATGGCGATGCGTCTCGACAACGCCGGCGCGCTCCTGCTCGGCAAGACCACGTCCGCCACCGCGGGGGCTCTCGGCATCGAGCTGCAAGGCCCCCAGGGCGTCGTCGTCTCGACCGTCAACGCCACCCCCAACATCAACTACTGGGCCAACAAGATCGGCGGCGCCAACCTCGCCGGCGAGACCTACATGAGCTTCCGCATCGGTACCGGGGCCACCATCGTCGGAGGCATCAACCTGGTGTCCGGGCCCGGCGTGCAGTACCTCACCACGTCCGACCGTCGTCTCAAGCGGTTGATCGCCCCCGTCGAGGGCGCCGCCGAGCGGGTGAAGCGGCTCAAGGTGTGGCACTTCGCGTGGAAGGTCGACGACACACAGCAGGACGGGTTCGTCGCCGACGAGGTTGCCGAGGTCGTGCCCGACGCCGTCAACGGCGAGCGCGACGCCGTCGACGCCAACGGCCAGATCGTCCCCCAGCAGCTCGACCAGGCCCGGCTCGTGCCGCTGCTCACCGCGGCGTTGCAGGACGCGCTGGCGCGCATCGAGACGCTCGAACAGAAGGTCGAGGCATTGGAGGCCGCATGAGCTACAGCTCCATCCAGCGGGCGATTCAGGACCAGCAGCTCAAGGACCGGGTGATCTCGGCGTCCTTGCAGCAGGCCCTCAACAACCCGACGTTCGGCGACACCGTGTTCGGGCAACAGGTGGTCGCCAACCCGTACGTCGCCGGCGATCGGCTCATCGGCCCGGTCGCCATCGACTACGAGGACGCCTACGAGTCGGCGCTCATCGCCGGCCGCGGGGCTCCCGGCCACGACGTCGACATCATCACCGACGCCAACATCGAAGCCGCCGTGCAAGCGCACTGGCCGCAGGACCCGGCCTAGCCATGCCGTCGACGCGTGGAGTCAGTGGGGTCACGCTGCGCGACTTCCTGTCCGCGGTCCTCAGCGGACTCGGCGCGCCGGTGACGGAGAACAACCTGGCCAAGCTCGGGGCGGTCGCCCGCGTCGAAGGCCACGGCGGCAACTACAACCCGTTCAACTACGTCGTCGCGGCGCCCGGCAGCACCGACTTCAACTCGGTCGGCGTGCAGAACTACCCCGACGCCGCGACCGGCATCACGATGACCGTCAAGTTGCTGCGGGGCAGCCGCGAGTCACAGAAGCGGATGCTGGCCTCCTTGATGGCCAACGACACCTACTCGACGTTCATCCACGCGGCGCAGGACTTCTACAACTCGTGGGGTGGCGCCGACGGGGCCCGGCTCCTTGGTGGCACGGCGTCCGAGCGGGCGTTGCAGAAGCTCACCGAGCAGGTCGACGGGCCGCCCGGCTCGCTGTCGGGCGTCACTCCGGGGCCGCCCTATGACCCGACGCGATGGGCCAACGCGCAAGAGGGTGCGTTCGGTGCCTGGCTCGGCACGCAGGACGCCGGCACGCAGCAGCAGATCATCGACCGGTTGCGCGGCGCCAACGGTGACCTCGGCGCGATCGCCGGCATCCTCAACGACCCCAACACCAACCAGGCGACCAGGGACTACATCAACTACCTCGCCCAGCTCGACAAGTCGGGCCAGGGCGCCGCGCTCGGCCGGCTCGGCGTGCAGAGCCGCGACCCCGGTCCGTCCTCGCCGACGCCCGCACCGTCGCCCGAGCTGACCGACCTGCTCCGCTCGCTCGGCGTGTCCTATCCGAACGCGCCGCAGCCGACGCCGGCGTTGATGGCGTTCCTGCGCGGCGTCGGGCTCAACTTGGACTCGGCCGCCGCGTTGCGGGAGCGGGCCGTGCAGCGCATCGGTGCCTCGATGAGCGATGCCATGTCGGACATCGATCGTCAGGCCGGCCGGGAGAAGCAGAACATCACCGCCGATCTCGTGCGGCGCGGCGTCCTGTCGAGCGGTGAATCGAACACTCGTTACGCCCGTCAGGCCGAAGACGTCGGCGAGCAGAAGACCGACGTCCTGACGACCGGCGGCAACGCCAAAGAGGACGTGCAGACCGCCTACGACCAGGCCGTCAGCGCCGCACGTCAACAGGCGCTCGACCGGGTGATCGGCGCCGAGACCGACCAGGCCACCGCAGCCGCATCGGCGAAGGCGGCGACGGACGCCATGACGAAGGCGCAGCAGCAGGCCGAGCTGGACTACGCCCGCCAGCGCGCCGCGCAGGAAGACGCCGTCCGTCAGACGATCGGCGCGCAGCGCGGCTACGCCGAGCGAGGGGCGGCGGTGTAGATGGCGTCGATGGAGGGCCTCGATCCGCGGATGCGGGCGGCCTTGGAGGCGTTGATCCGCGCCTCGGGCGGGCGCGTGTCGTTGGGCGAGGGGTTCCGTTCTGAGGCCCAGCAGCGCGCCATGTTCCTCGACCGCTACCGGCGGGGAGCCGGCCCAAACCAGGTGACGTGGAACGGCGAGGTCTGGCACCGTGTCAAGGGGGCCGCCGCCGCGCCGCCCGGCAGCTCGATGCACGAGATCGGCCTGGCCGCCGACCTCACCGGCGATCTCGCGTGGGTGCAGCAGCACGCGGCTGAGTTCGGGCTCAAGACGTTCGCCAACGTCAACGGCGAACCCTGGCATGTGCAGCTCGCGGCGCTTCCGAACGGTCGGCGCGACTACGAGGCTGGCGGCGGCGCCGGCCCCGCCTACCCGGACAACTCGTCGCGGTGGAAGGAGACGCAGCAGGGCGCCTTCTCCACCTGGCTGCGCCAGCAGTCCGAGCAGCAGCAGCAGCAGATCATCGCCTGGCTCAAGGCCGACCAGCCGATGACCGAGGTCGCCCGCTACCTCAACGACCCCAACACCCCCTACGTCGTCCGCGACTACATCAGCAGCTTCCTGTCGCAGCTCCCCAAGGACGAGCAGCGGGCATGGGTCAACCAGCTCGGCGTTCAGCCGCGCACCACGACGCCGGGCTACAACGCGCAGCCGTCGCAAGAGCTGATCGACCAGCTCGCCCGGCTCGGCGTCCACTACGGCGGTAACGCCCAGCCGACGCCGGCCCTGCTCGCCTTCCTCACCGGGATCGGGCTCAACATGAGCAGCGCCGAGGACTTGAAGCGCCGGGCGATCGAGCGCATCGGGGCGGCGGCCACCGACGCCATGTCTGACATTGACCGCACCGCGGGGCGGGAGAAGCAGAACATCACGGCCGACCTGATCCGGCGCGGCGTGCTGTCCAGCGGCGAGTCGAACACTCGCTACGCCCGCCAGGCTGAGGATGTGGGGGAGCAGAAGTCTGACGTCCAGACGACGAAGACGAACGCTATCGAGGACGCGCAGGTGGCGTGGGAGCAGGCCCGTGACGCGGCCCGCCAGAACGCGCTCGAACGGGTCGTCGGCGAGGAAGAGAACCAGGCGACGTCGGCTGCCGCGTCGCAGGCGCAGACCGACGCCCAGCGGGCCCAGCAGGACGCCAACGATCTGAACTACGCCCGGCAGCGGGCGGCCCAGGAGGACGCGCTCCGCCAGCAGCTCGACCTCATCAAGCGATACGCCGATCAAGGGGTGGTGGTCTAGATGGCCGATCCGATCCCAGCCGCCGACTCCGCCCTGCTCGCCGCGCAGGCCAAGGGGGGCCAGGCCGGCGTGGACGCCTACAACGCGGCGAAGGCCGATCTGCAAGCCCAGCGTCAGCAGGCGGTGCAGCAGGCGATGCAAGAGGCCGCGCTCCGTGGCGCGCCGGCGGGGGCAGTGCCGTCGATCAGCTCGACGATCACGGGGCCGTACGACCAGGGGATCGCCTCGCTGACGCAGTCGCAGGCCGCCTACCAGGCCGACATGGCGGCGCGGGATCAGCGGATGGCCGACTACGAGCACTCGGTCAACGCGGCCCGCTCCTTCATCCCCCAGCAGGTCGAGATGACCGTCGCCCCGATTCGGGCGCAGAACGAGTTTCAGTTGAGCCAGCTCCGGCTGCAAGGCCAGCAGCGCATCGACGAGATCATGGCCAACCTCGACCTGACCAAGGCGGACATGGCGGCTCGCTTCCAGGCGTGGCAGATCCAGCAGCAGCAAGAGGCCGCCAAGGCCGCCGCCGAGGACGCCAAGCTGTCGCAGGGCCAGCTCGGCGGGATGCTCGGCGCCGGCGTCGGGGACTACCTCGGGGGGCTCGGCGACAAGCTGCGCGCCGACATCCAGAGCCAGCAGGGCGCCAAGGACATCGGGACTCGCATCGGCAGCACGCTCAACCCGTTCGTCGTCGGCCAGCAGAAGACGGCGCAGACCGAGGGTGACGTCAAGACGTTCGCCGCCAAGCTGTTGCAGGCCGCGATCCAGCGGGAGAACGACCGCTTGGCCGGGCGCTCGACGTTCAACGATCCGACGGGTGGAGCCCGCCGGGCGGTGCAGGACATCGCGGCGCGGGCGGCCGGGCGGCCGACGGAGGCCGAGCAGTTCGGCCCTCAGGCGCAGCAGGGCTACGAGAAGATCCTCCGCCTGCTCGGCCAGGCGCAGCAGTCCTACGGGCAGGTCGGCCAGATCGGCGAGGCCGCCGGCGAGCGCAACATCGTGCGGGGGCCCGCCGGCATCCTGTCGCCCCGGCAGCTCGGCCGCTACTCCACCGAGGAGCAGAACCTCATCGCCGGCGCGCCCGGCGGGTTCGAGACGCCCGAGGACGTCGGGACCAAGCTGCTCGGCCAGCCCTACCAGGCCGGCATCAACCCGACGACGGGCCGCCCCGAGTACGGCACCAACCCGTACGCGGGCACGGCCGCCCAGTTCGCCGCGCAGATCGCCGCCCAACGGCTGCGCGAGCAGGGCTACGACTTCACCGACGCCGATGTCGCCAACGCCCTCGGCTACGACCAGCTCATCAAGCCCGGCATGACCGCCTACGACATCCAGCAGTCGCTCACCGGTCAGCCCACCGCTGGCGAAGAGATCACCGGGGCCGAGAGCGACGACAAGGCCGCCGAGGCGCAGGCGGCGCAGGACACCAGGGACCGGATCGCCGCGATGGACGCCGCGACGAAGGCCAATGAAGAGGCGTCGCGTCAGGACTACAACGACATCTTCCACGTCGACCCGCCCGAGTCGCTTGGCACGCCGTCAGAGGTCATGAACATCGTCGACAGTCTCGGAGACAAGCTGGACGCGGCGATCAGCATGGCGCAGACCGAGTTGACCAAGGTCCGCAAGGAGGACACCTTCACGCAGTCCGACGAAGAAGACGCCATCCGCAAGGCGGTCGCGGCGGCCGGCATCACGGGCGGGGACATCGCGGCGTACCGCATCATCAGGGACCTGTTGCTGTAATGCCCATCGCCCGCACGCTGTCCGGTGCGATGCCGGTCCGCCGACCCCGGCCGCCGGGTGGGAGTGCCGCAGACAACGCGCGGCTCGCGCTCGCCGAGCGTCGCCTTGCGGCGACCCGTCGGGCTCCGCGCGGTGGGCTTTCGGGCAGCACCGCCGGGTTCATGGCGACGACCGGCGTCGGGATACCTGACGAAGAGAAGCCGCGCGGACTGCTCAAGCAGCTCATCGACCTGCCTCGCAATCTGCCTCACGGCGTCGCCAGCTTCCTCAAGGCGGGCGTGACCGACGTGCTTGCCCCGGTGCGCATCGCCAACGACTTGATCACGAGCGGACACCTGCACCGGCCCGCGGGGGTGGAAGAGGGCGACTACCAGCTCGACGAGAATGGTGTTCCGCGCGGCTTCGCGCAGTCGGACTGGTCGTTCGTCAGCAACTACCTCCCAGCGAGTAGCGGGATGCTTGAGTCCGGCGAGCGCACGATCGGGCGGGTGACCAACCCCGTGCGCGGCTTCCGCGAGTACCAGCAGGCCAGCCGGGAGGGTCGTATCGTCGACGTAGCCGTCGAGGATGTCGCCAACCTGTCGATCATTGCCGGCGCGACAGGTAAGGCACTCGGCGCTGGGGGCGGGGTGGCGGTCGAGGGGACAACCGCGGCCGAACGTGGGGCCCTGCTCGGTGCCGAGGCACGCGCCGGTGGCGCGGCGGTCGCGGAGGATCTCGCCACGGGAGCGCCCCGTCACGTGTTCCAGGTGACCCCGGAAGGGGTGGCGGCCCGGATGCGCCAGACGGTGCCATTCGGCGAGGCGGCGCGCGAAGTGCCACAGACGATCATGACGCCGCGGACCGGCCTGGCTGGGGTGTTGGAGCGCCGCGGCGTGGAGGGCGCCGCTGCGACGTCGCAGCGCATCGGCGAGGTCTTGCAGACGGGGAGCCACATGGGTGACAAGGCGCTCACTGGCGCGACCGCGTGGCCATACCAGATGGCTCGTGGTGCCGGCCGGGCGTTGTACGACGTGCTCGACGAGGCGGTGCAGAAGACGGGGCGCCCGGCGCTGCCACCTTTGACGGTCTCGGGGATGGCCGAGCGGTTCGCGCCGCAGGCGTTGTGGCGTTTCACCGACGAGGGGCGCCTGACGCGCCGGTTGGAGAACCAGAGCCAGACGGTTGTGCGCGATCAGATGCGCGAGGCGATGGCGACCGGGCGGATGGGCCGCCAGTTCGGCGTCTCCAAGGCCGAGGGCGCGGCCGTGCTCAACTCGCTCGACTATCCGGACATGCTCACCGAGGTCCAGGGGATGACGCCTGAGCAGTTGGGCGAGATGCTCGACAAGGCGTACGAGGGCGTGGAGTCAGGGACACGGCCGACGCCGGAGATCGTTCAGGCGACGTGGGACTACGCCAACCGCAACCTGCCGCCGGAGCGCCTGGCGGCGATGGACGCCGTGCGGGCCCGGCTGCTGCAACAGCTCGACATCGGGGCCGAGCAGGCGCAGAAGATGACGCCGGCCCGCTTCAACCGTCAGCTCGGCAAGTGGGAATACCAGCCCGGTCTCAATCCCGAACAGCTCGGCGCCGACTATCTGACGCCCGAGATGAACCAGATTCGACGCCAGCACGAGATGCCGCGCGACATCGCGCAGCAGGCATGGGAGGCCAACGAGCCCGGCGCGGTGCGGTTGGAGCGCATCGCTAACGCCCGCGAGGCGCTCGCCGCAGAGCTGCCCGAGCCGTTGCCGGACCGGGCGGCCGACTTCAAGCGGGGTCGGGCCACCGGCAAGCAGTCGATCCGCGACCAGCAGGCCCGCGCCGAGCACCGCGTCACACTCGAACGGTTGCAGAATGCCGTCGACCACTACGACTCGCTCGCCGGCGGCACGCCGGAGGAGCAGCTCAAGGAGGCCGCCGACCGGGTCGACCAGCTCACCACACGGGCGCAGCAGATCGCCGAGTACATCGAGGGCGCCCGCCGCCGGCCACGGACCAAGGTGCCCCAGGGCGAGCTAGGTCGGCTGCGGACGCAGGCCAAGGAGATCGGCGCCGAAGAGGCCGAGAAGGTGCGCGGCGAGATCGACCAGATGACCGGCGGCGCCCGCCTCGCCATCCCCGGCCGCGGCCAGACCGGCGGCGAGTGGGACTGGTGGCGCGACGGCCGGATCGACGGCGCCACCAAGAGCCGGCTGCGCAAGGAGGGCTGGCTCGCCCCGGCCCGTCAGGGCGAGACGCCGGAGAACTTCGCCGACTTCATGTCGAGTGCCTTCGGCCGCGAGATGTCGGT